ATACCTCCGCACGATGCCGTACCGCTACAGGCTGCGCCGTATACTCCGGTACAGTTTCCGGTAGCATACGTTCCGGTACAACTATACGAATCGTAGGTACCTGAACAACTGATAAACCATGATCCGCCAGTACAAGCACCGGTACCGCTATCATAGCTACAAAAACCACCGCCGTTAGCTGCGTTACACGCTGTACCATCTCCGCCGCCGTCGGAGTAGTTAGAGCAATCGTCGAAGTTTTGTGTACAACCGGACGTAGATCCGCAAGTCGCTTCGTTAAGAGGCGAACAGTCTTGCGGATTGTTTGTCCACGAACATCCAGTATAGCTGTTACAAGTTGACTCATCGCCGAAACTTGAGCATGACGCTTGTTCCCATGTACATCCGGCCGTTCCAGTACATGATCCTTCGTTTCCGTTATAAACAGCGCAAGAGTTTCCAGCGAACCAAGAGCAACCGCCGTGTGCGTCACGAGCTAAACACGTTGCTTCGGTCGTGTAGCTGCTACAAGCATTGGTAGGTGCGCCATTACAAGCTGCCGTTGACGGATCTACGATCCATTCCGTTGCTGTGTTATCAAGAGTTTGGTTCGCCGTAATGAATTTGACTTTAAGTGCTGTGCCACCTTGCGACATCAAGGTACTGGTTGGACTAGAGATGCCACCTGCGTTTACACCGCTAAGAAACGCTGCGTATCCATAGTGCGTAAACGTACTAGCCACGTTGTAGCTAATCAGGCTATTTGTAGCTTTGTTGTAGGTGGCAGCACCGTTACCGCCACCAACGTAGGTACTGACTTCACCAGACGAGGTAACGCCAATGTGTGCCGCATCGGTGTTGTTGAATTTGAAATCGATCCAAGTATAGCCGCCTGTGTTTTCTAAAGACATATGCCTTGTAGTGCCAGGAAGACTGTTCGATTTGCCTACTGCCGATATTCTGGCTACACCTAGCGCTCCATCGCCTTGAACAAATAGATCGCCAGTAATCATCCGGCCACCGCTCAATACTCGTACGCTTACATCGTCTACGGTAAAACGAGCGCCAATAGCAGAAGGGTTGATAGTTATTCCGCCAGTCGTTGTAGTAACAACACCACGGAATGTGAAAGTTCCATTGCTCGATGCTGCACCGACAAAATTTGAAGCAACTGTAATCGTAACGCCACCCACCGTGACGTTAGAAAGAGTGAGCGTAACTTCAAACCGCTCGCCTGTATTCATCGTTATAGGCTGCGTCAAACCACCTGTTCCGTTTGCATTATGGCTTACGCTATTTGACGAATATGACCATCCGGTCGGCAACGTCCATCCCGTTGAGCCACCCGTAAACGATCCGTTTGTCACTCGTTCTTGAGACGATGATGATGTGGCAAGCCACTTGTTGCCGTTGTCCCAGTTAAGGTTGCGAGTATCCTGCGTTATCAATCCAGTAGAACCGCCAAACGTAACGCCGCCAGTAACAAGCGTTGGGACTCCCGCCGCTGTAAAATCAAAGTTTCCAGTGAATGGATTAAAAACGTATGGCATTACGATCTCACGACACTTGTAAGGTTTCCACTTGTATATCCAAGGGTAAGGGTCGCAACAGTTACACCGCTAAGTCTGTACACAACTCCAGTCAAATCAGTGCCAGTATATGACAGCGTAATTTGATCATACGGCTGATTAACAAGACCCTGCACAACTTCCTGATACACGTTGCCGCTACGAACAACCGTAGCTACTGGAATATCAGGATTAACCGATGCTGCGGAGTTGGAAACGGTTGTTGCCATTAGTCGATTTCCTCAATATCAATTCCTACTGGATTGCCCTGCTCATCCATTACAATTTTGCCACGTTTCTTGCGTGACTTCTTCTTTTCACGCTCAACGATTACTGGCTTATCACTCTGAAATAGAATTGATTGCGCTGGCTGTCTATCAATCGCTTCCATCGACAACCTGATGCGCTCAAGCTGCTGTTCATGTGATAACCGCCGCTCTTCCATCAGCTTTTCAGATTCTGTAAGTCGCATTCGCATTTGCTCAAGCTCAAGCTTTTGAATCTCAAGAATCTGCGCCATGCGGTTTGTTTCTTGGGTAATTGCTTGCTTGTTAGCATCAGATTCTGACATTGCCTGAACTTTAAGCATATCAACCTGAACGGCTGACTGCTTAACCTGAATCTCTTGCTGCCCAAGTGCAAGCTCTTGCTGCTTGAAGTATTCGGCAGATTGCTGCTTCTGTATCTCAAGCTGACTTACAAGCTGGTCACGCTGCATACGCAATTGCTGTTCTTGATAAGCAAGCTGATTTTTAGCTGCCTTATCTTGCATATCCATTTGCGCTGCTTGCAATCTTGCTTGGGATTCTACTTGAGCTATTTGCATACGCCCTTGTATCTCAAGCGTTGCAGGATCCGGCGGCGGCGGCTGTTTAGCTGCTTCTTCCTTAGCTTTTGTAATTTCCCCAACTTGCTGAAGCGCCTTCGTGAAGATGCCATCCAGTTCTTTGCCACCTTTCATACGCTTAATCATGTTTTGGAATAGTGACATGCTGAAGTCGAGCAATGGGGGGTACTGCTCAACCAAACCACGCATTTGATCAAAGAATGCGCCAGCACGCTCAATAAGCATTGCGCCATCTTGCTGTTGCTGTTGTTGATCAATAGCAACCATGCTGTCAGTGGCAATTTGAATGCGGTAGCTGCGTTTGCGATTATCACGAAGAAGCTCAATAACCTGCTTCTTCATCTCGTCAATCTTCTGCAACGGATCCGGCGCTGGTGGCGGTGGAAGTGGTGGCGGTGCCATTGGGGGCATACCACCTTCTTCGCCTGGTGGCATCTCGCCTTCTGGTGCCATCTCTGGCATCTCAGGTTGTGGCGGTGGCGGTGGAAGATAAATAGTTGGTTCAATCAATGCGTCAGCATCGCCGACTTCCATGATTGTTTCTTCGTCGAACTGCTCCGCAATAATCGTGCCAAGATTGCTTACAGCGTCAGAAATGAACTTAGAGAACTGGTTTTGTCGAACAATGAGTCCCATTGAGGACCACTGATTTTCAAGTCGGTTGGCCGTGGCTGACTTGTATTGCTCGCTTGTACCACGAAGCAAATCGGATACTTTCAGTGTTTCATACAGCTGTTGCAATGCTGCGCTGCGAGCGCCTTGAAGCGTGTTAAGCGCATTTACAAATGGCTCTACTGGGTAGAACTCAACCCCTGCCTGAAGCCCACCACGACCCTTGTATGACGGCCAGTTAATGATTGGAGTTCCTTTTAAGTCGCCAGCAAACAACTGCTCAACGGTTGGACCCATTGCAGCGTCATAAAGGAAGTTAGTTCTAATGGCTTGAGTTACGGCATGAATACGAGTTGTAAGCCGCTCAACTTCTAGGATTTGGTCCCGAACATGAGAGTAGTCTGAAACTGGAACAACGGAATCAGGATCAGCAGATTGCCTAATTACTGAACAAGGGTAGAACTTTTCAAACTTAGTAGGTGGCTCTGACGATTCAATAATTGTCTTTTCGCCACTCTTTTGAAGCCAATAAACCTTGTTGGTAGCTTCGCACCAGATTTCATGAAGTTCAGCTTTGCCTTCGTACTTATCTTCCTTACGGGCAATGTTCTTCTTAACTACTTCTGGAAATGAATCATATTGCAGATCGTCAGCAACGTCTTTGCCAAACAACGCTTCTGCTTGGTCACGGTCAAGGTATGCCCTGCGTGATTGCCATTCAATTTCATCTTCTGTACGAGCATCAGAGCAGTTGTAATCGTTGTATTGAACAACGTCCAAAATGGCTTTTTCCTTAACCTTTCTTTCTATCTCAATTGCAGCGGTAAAAATGTTGCTCGCAGTTGGCTGAAGTATGCTGGTATCGCCTGAATATGGCTGCCCCATGCCGTCAATCAGTTGTCCAGTTGGATCCTGAATAACGGCAATCTCTTCAAGAACTGTTTCAAACTTGGCAGCGTATCTTGCCCACAGAACGCTCTGACCAGTAAGCAAAAACTGTAATGCTGCGTTATAACCAACCTTATCGAAGTCGAAATGCGTATCCATGACGAACTGTGTGTTTCGTTCAAGGATTACACTGCCAAGCTCATAGGGTAAGCCGCCTGTGCGCTTACGAAGGTTTACTTCTGCTTTGGGGGTAGAAGAGTAATAAGCAGGAAGCAAAGTATTGATACAATACCACCAAACATTAAGTCGTCGTTCTGCGTCATTCAGTATCCCAACCTGTTTCTGTGCGTTGTATACTCTGATCGATTCTTCAGCCGTTTCTACAAACCGCTTTCTACGCTCTTCCGATTGAGTGATCTGAGATTTCCACCATCTGGGACTGTATTTTTCAACCAAAGGCTTAATCTTTACACTCATATTTTGGCTCTTTTCTGTTGCGCTCGCATTTGAGCGATATAGGCCTGAAGCTTAATAACACCCTTGTTGAATACTTCCGCTGGCTGCTCCCATTGAGCGTCAATCAGTCTACCTTTGCAAAGGTAGCGTAACGCATCGCAAGCATGGTCATTGCCAGTAGAGTCGGCATCTTCAGGGTTTCGTTTGTCTATCGACAGTGATGGTAAAGTTTCTAAAAGATATGGACAAGTAGCAAATATGTACAACAACGGCGGTTTAGCCACGAGCCGTTGCCGTATTTGGGACCAGCCAGAAATACGGTCATTGTCGGCAGCTCTGAAGCTTGGGAATTTATACTTGGCAAATACCTGTGTAAATTGGTCAGCAATGCTTGGACCACCTTCGTGACTGAAAATGCTAGGATCGGCAAAGGCTAATGGATTTTCTCCGACAGAGACGGATCCAATTCGATTAGCCTGATCAACGTTATCAACTCCTTTTCCCCACATCTCTCTATAAATAACGATGGAACCTTTCGGGTACGGTACTTCGCTTCCCACATCGTCACGGCCAGAGCTGACAGCACCCCACACAGCAGCAAAAGGGCTGCGGTACCCCCAATCGTACCCCATGTAGCGGGGCCAGTGTTTAGGAATATTGAAAGGAGCAATGATGTGTTTACCAGAAAACTCAGGAAAGTAGCTGCCCTCATGTATTTCAAAGTCCCCCTCTAACCATGCCCTGACCAGTTCCGGTGAACCAACCATGTGCAATCTGTTTATGTATTCAGGGTCACGAGCCAGAAGTATCTGGTTGTCATGAACTCTGCTTGGAATATAGATGTAGTCGAAACTTGCGCCGTTGGGTAGGTGCTTTTGTAGGATTTTCATGCCTTTTGGCGCTGGCTTTATAAACAGCTCTTTAAGCCAGCCGTGGCCAATACCACCAGGGTTAAAAGTCAGAATAACCTGCCCACCACCTTTACCACGAAGCGCACCAAACAGCTTCCAGATACAACTTGGGTCAGCGTAGTTTCCAGCTTCTTCTATGGCGCAATCCGAAAGATTCTGTCCCTGATACTTTTCAGCATCTGCATCATTCGCCAAAGGACGGAAGCGAAGCCGCCCACCACTTTTGAAAGTAAACTGCTTTTTCTGATCCTGCCAATGAGCTTGTAAAGGCAAGTAAATCTGCTTTGCCCGTTCGATAAGGTCATCCGCTTGAGGGAGTTCTTTTCTAAAAAATATCGCATTGAAGTCACTGCCTAGTTGCTCCTGCTTTACGGCAAATTTGCCTAATACCCCGTCAGTTTTACCACCACCACGAGCGCCACCGTAGCCAATAAGGGTAATAGGGCAATGAACTAAAGCTTCTTGTGGCCCTGCTTGCGGAGCCCATACAATTTGTTCGTTTAACCCTAAATCCTGATCCATTTACGCTTTTGGAGATTTAGGCAATGGCATCCAATGACTTATTTCTAAATGCTCGAAATCTCCTGATTTGGAAACATAAGTAATTGCCCATTCTAACTCGTGTCGAACAAACACATGCCAACGGTTCTTACATTGGCGAGCTTTGGCGTATAAATAACCCATTTGAACGCCAAAATTTTTATGGACAACCAAAACAACTTTTTCCGGCTTTGGCAATTTGTCTTTAATTGAGATCCATTCCCCTTGGCTCATTTCAACACCCGTTTTTTAATTCGTTACATTCTGCCCAAAACTCTTCCCAGGTCAGTTCATACAACTCTTTGACAAACTCTTTTTCACATTCAACACAAAGATTGGTAGCAACATCCCACAACGAACCACACTCTGGACACTTCCAGTGACCGCTATTGTCCATCATTCCCCCCGCTAACCATTACAGCGTTATCGCCGTATATGCGCTCTACCTTGCAGCTAGGGTTTTGGCAGTAGAAGTAGAAATCCCTACCATCTTGGACACTGGCAGTAGAAACGTGATTACACCACGGACAACGCCGTGTGTTCTCAGTCTCGTCTTTCATTCTGTGTTCAATGCCCACTATTCCTCCGGTGGCTTAGGTATAGGCATCCAGTGACGAACAAACCCCAAGCTGTAAATATCATTCCCTACGTCCCATGCGTCCCCGTTAAAGTATCCCATCTCTACGAGCTTGAATTGCTGCATATCAATAGAAAAGTCTATGTAGACTAAGACGTACTCGTTCGTCTCAGGCATCTTGTCTTTAACGCTAATCCACTGAGGTGATGCGGCCTGGTAGCCAGCGAGGAAGCCATACCTAGAGAATGCCCACACTGAGTCCTCAAAGGCAGACATCCCCGCAAACTTTTTAGCGTACTCCTCTGCCAACTCTTCAGGTGTTTTCATCGCTTTCCCCACGCTTAGTCATGTGTTTAATCAACACTTCATAAATCTCTTTGCAAGCATCATAACCAGCAGCGTATCCAGCCATAAACGCATTGCGCTGCGCCTTCTGATACCCCTTAGTAGGATCGTACGTCTCAAACCGTGGGGTAGCGTATTCTTCCGCTAATTGTTCTGGTGTTTTCACTTTATCGCCCACGCCTTCTTATACTCAGCTTCCGTTATCTGGTGATTAGGCAAATAAATCAGCCCACGACACCACTTCCCACCACAATCGGCATACATCCGATGTGTTACGACTATAGTAGCTTTATTACAATTCGGACAGCGGAAATACCAAACTCTATCATTCTTTCCCCAAGAACTTTTGGGCAAACTCTTCCTTGGATAACGGCTTTGCACTCACCACACTCCGTACTTCACCGCTATGCTCAATCAACTGCGTCTCATTCCATCCCAACTTAGTCTTAATCAAGTGCAGCAAGATAGCCGTATTCCCACTCAAAGCTTCAGCCATCGCCACACTCGCTAATCCCTTGCGCATCTCAGCTTCACCTGATGCAAACTCTTCCCCATAATACTTATCCAAAATATACGGCGTTACCCTGGCAGCTATAGCCACATTAGTCTTAGTCAAACCCATCCTGGCCATATCCCGTATCTGACTCGCTAACTGCTCGCTCCGCACATGGCTAGGGGTTTTAGTCGGTAACACTTCAGGTTCTACCGCTGCTGGTAAACCCCCCGGCTCCGCACTAATAGCCGACTCGTCAGATTCTTCGTCTCGTTTCAAATTCGTTTCAGTTTCGTTTTCCATAGCTCACACTTTTAGAATGATGTTTGAGAAAGGGGTAGGGAATTTTATATGGGGAGTTGGATATAGCTGTAACCGGTACCTTCGTCGTTTTCAAATTCGTTTGGAAATCGAAAAACGTAGCTGGAGCCATAGGAATCAAGGGGTTAGAACGGATTTGGAAATTGACCGATAAGTCTTGTTATATGTCACTCCGCTGGTAACTATGCGCACTCACTCATTAATTTGATAAAGTCTTTATGACTCATGCCGCTCGCATCCAGTAAGGCCAGTATCTCTGCCAGGTGGTACATGCGTTTCATGCGTTCACGGTAGCGCCATGCCTGTTCGGTGATGCCGAATAGCGCCGCCGCTCGCTTCTGGGTCAACTTCATCTCTGCTCTGATGCGCCTATAAAGGTTGTCGTTAGGGAATGGCATAGCGTG